CGGATGCAGGCTGACCGAAACCGGGTTAACTCCTGCGGCCAGTGCCGGCCCCGCGAACAGGGCCAGCACTGCCGAGAGAATCAGAGTCGCGTAGATGTTGCGCTTCATGGTTCCGCCTTAGACCGTCGGTACGGCTTCGAGGTACGCGATGGCCTCGGCGATTGCGTAGAACCCATCCGCGAAGCCATCGACCTTGTACCAGGTCATGTTCTCCTTGAACCCGACGTGATCGCTGACCGAGAACTGCTGGCCGCCGTTGCCCTGCAGCCAGTAGCCGAGGTCGCCGAAGAAGATAACCGACTGGTCCGCTCCGCCGATGTTCGACGGAATCTGGTTGTCGACGACATACGGGAAGCCGTCGATGGTGTTGCCGCGCCCGGAAACCATGTCACGATTCCAGAGCGGGTTGCCGAATGCGTCCGGCAACTGCATGCAGATGTTCTCGGCCGCCTGGTTCATCACGTACCGGCTCGACGCATGGTACTGATTCGGAACGTAGGCCCGGATGTTCCGAAGGTCCTGCCACGTCAAGGTTCCCGGCGTGAGGAGCGCGATGTTCTGAACGCCCGCCGTGTTGAGGATGCCGTCGTAGGGATCGCCTGCGCCGCCGATGTCGCCGACCAGCATCAGCCGGTCGAGTTCGCGCTGCATGGCGCCGGCAATCCAGCCGACCATCAGGTTCTCAAGCCCGACGTTGTTGAACTTGAGCAGGTCGTGGGTGATGGACCAGAGGACGTAGTAGTTGTGGAGCTGGAGGTACGGGCGGTCGAAGGACGGCGTGTCGGTCGGGGTCTTGGTCGTGCCCGGCATATACTCCTCCCAGTAGATGTCCGGGTCGAAGAGCGTGTCGAGGCGCGGGAAGAGCAGGACGCGCATGTCGCCCATCGGCACGTTCGTACCGAGTGACAGACACGGGGCCGCACCGGGCCGGGGCTGCAGGAGCTGGTCGGAGTAGAACTCCGGCACGAGGAACCCGCCGGCCGCGCCGCTGGACAGATCGAGCGCCTTGCCGAGCGAATCGTCGTCCTCGTACCGCGCCTTCTCCTGGTCGCGGCACCACTTGGCGATTGCCGGGGCGTCGGTCTTGACCTTTGGCAGCTGGGCCCGAACCGTCCGCGGGTCGCTGGCCGCAATCGCCAGCAACATCTCGCGGAACGAGAACGGCGGACGCGGGTAGCCGTTGCTGGACTTCTCGCGCCGGCTGTCGGCCACGTCGCCGATGAGCTTGACCGTTTCGCTGGCCTTCATGCTGTCGGCGAACGAGGCGAGCATTTCGTCGCGGGTCGGAATCTTGGCGGCCTTGAGCAGGCCGTCGCTGTCCTTGTCGAAGTCGTAGGTGTCCGGCAGGCCGAAGCCTTTGCGGAGCACGCGCGACATGTCGGCGAACGCCTGCTTTGCGGCGTCTGCGGCTACCTGCTTTCGCAGGTCGTCGATTGTCTTGGGGTCAATCGTTACAGGGTCCAAATGAGCCTCCGATATGTTCGGTCACTTCACCGTCTGGAGGGTTCGGCTTCTGCCAGGATACGCTCAAGGCGTACCTCGGAGGCTCTGTCGAATCCCCTAATCTGTTTTCATTTTGACGCCCCCATGCCCCGCTGTCAAGTTATTTCGCTTTTCAGTGGAACTTGTCAAGTAAAAGACAAGGGCCGCGTGAGGCGGCCCCTGAGGGGGTGAGATGACGGACCGGACTAGGTTTTCGCTTGCGCCATCAGCGTCAGCAACTTGGTCAGCGCGTCGGGCTCCGGCTCCAGCGCACGCAGACGCTTCTCGAAGTCGGCCTTGAACGCCTCGACTGCCGCGTCAATCTTGGCCTGAACTTCGTCGCCCAGCAGTTCGCGCATCATGCCGAGCGTCTGGTCGGCGTCGGCCATGCTCTTGAGAATGCCATGCTCGACCAGGAACGCCGCGTCGCAGACCTCGGCCTTGACGGCAACGGCCAGCGCGAGCGGGTTTGCGCCGATTGCCACGGCGCTGATTTCACGCAGTTCGGACTTCTTGAAGTGCATACCCTTCCAGCCGCCGCTCGCGTCGCGCTCTTCGGTCTGCGCGGCGTCGGGGAAGAAACGGATCGACCGCGCTCGGAGCATCGGCGGGTTCGTCGCGTGCATCCTGAAGAGCACGCGCGGGAACGGGTCTTCCGGCGCTTCGATGTCCCACTTCTCGGTTGTCTCCAGCGCCTTCTTGCGCTTGACCGTCACCGGGGCGAACCCGGTCACGGTGTAGACCGGCGCCATGCCGCGCGAGTCGAACCCGTGCTGCCAGAGGCCAACCGGGTTTGTCTTGTACGGCCCGAGAATCAGACCGGTGTCCTTGCCGTCGCCCACGTCAACGACATCGCCGTCGCGGTCCTCGATTTCGATGGTCGGGTGCGAGACGATGATTCCGGCCTTCTCGTCCACGGACTTGACGACATCGCCCAGCATGTCCGCCGGGGTCGAGAGGAACTTGAGATTGTCTTTCACGATTGCCTCCTAGCTTGGCAGTTGCTTCAGTGCCGCGACCTGCACGCAACCACAATTGACCACGTTTCCCAGACCGAGCGCGATGTCGCCGGGGTGTTGCCCGGTCGCGCCGTCGGGCAGAACGAACGGCTCGTTGAGCGCGTATACGTCGCCCAGCGCTGACATCTCCTGATGCACCGGGCGACGCCTCGGTCCGGGCGGACCGGCGAGCCAGCGTTTGCCGTCCACAACACCCGACGACTTCCAGCCCTGCAACGTCGCCTCATTATTCGCGCCCTGGATGATTGTCCGCGAGGCCATCTCCGCGCGATACTCGGAGCCGAGCACGTCCTTGAGCGCCGCCATGATTTCGTCGTGACTTGCCGCAAGGTCAGCACCCGAGGCGAGCGCCTGGAGGATGTTGTCCTTCGTGCCCTTGATGAATCCGTCCGTCGTAGCGTCGGCCCAGTCCTCGACCATCTGGTGAATCTTCGCCAGCCGCGCGGCGTCGAGGTCGAACTTCAGCGCCTTCGCGCCGGCTACGCCTTCGGCTCTCTCTCCCGCTTGCTCGTAGAACGAGCGCACCAACGGCAGTGACTTATCAGCCAGCTTGACGGATAGCGCGCGACGGTCAAGGACAACGGTCGGATCGCTGGCGTGATTGCGGATCGCCTCGGAGACGGGCGCAAGGAAATCCTCCAACACGCGGGCACGCACGAGGCCGCCCAAGCGTCGCGCCTGCGGAGTCATAATCGAGTCGAGCAGCTTCCACCAGCGGGCCAGCGCCTCGGCCGTGTCGGGAATCTCCAGCGTCTTGACGCGATTGCGCGCCTGCGGCTGCGTTGCCTGCAGGAGTTGCCGATAGGCGTCGTTCACGGCGTCCGAGCGTTGCCGGTCGGACCCGCTCTCCGGCTTGGGCGCGGGGTCGTTGCCCACGGGTACCATGCCGAGCCCGGCCAGGATGTCATCGCCGCCGGGGTATGGCGGCCAGCCGAAATACTCGCCCCGGACTTTGTTGGGCGAGGCGATACGGTTGACCACAAGCTGCGTCGCAAGATTCGCCAGCTCTACCCGGTCGTCCTGCAGCTCGGCGATGTCGGCCGTGTCCCAGTCGCACGCGAGCCCGCGCGAGCTGTCCCAGTACGACAGGAATTGGGAGTCGAGGAACCGCTTGACGCGCTTAAGCAGTGGCTCGATGCCGTCGTTCCAAAAGGCGCGCGATTGCTCCCGCGAGTTGTAGTAGCTGTTCGACCAGTCGCCCATGCGGATCGGCGGGACGCCGAAGATGCCCCCGATTTCCTCACGGCCGAAACGCCGCGTCGCCATAAAGTCAAGCTCCCGGAGTGTGACACCCGTCCGCTGCCACTTCAGGCCGCCCGTGAGAATCGGCGCGCGGTAGGCGTTCTCCGGGCCGCCGTAGTTCGACTCCAGCATTGTCCGCGCGGCCTTGGCATCCTCGGCGTTGTAGTCCGGGTCATCGGTCGAGAACACGCCGTCCTGGTAACGGCCACGGCGGGCCACGTCCTTGACGGCTTGCGATTGCGCGCGGTCGGCGTCCGATGCCAGCATGACCGCCTCGATTTTACCCAGACCCTCGACCGGCGAGTCCGGGTTCCAGGTCTTGAACACACACATCTGCGCGACGGGAATGTCAAGCATCGACCCACCGGCCTGCATGACCTGAAACGCGACAACCTTGCCGCCGTCAATCACGATTTGCGACACGGCACCGCGCGGTATGACCTGAATCAGAATCGGCCGGCCGCCGCTACCGAGCGGACAGTACCAGCCGACCCAGCCGCGCAGCAGGAAGTGGCCTAGCGTCTGCTCGAAGAGTTCGTCCCAGCCGGCCGAGAAATCACGCAGCGGATTCGTGAGCAAGTCCATCGGGCCGCTGACCGGCGGCAAGCTGTCGCCTGCGGCCTTAGCCTTGACCGACCAGCCGAGGCTCCGGGCTTGCGACGACAAACGCGGCTTGTAAATCTGGAGCGACGCGCGGCGTGACGATTCGATTACTGCGCCGATTGCGCGGTTGACCCAGGACACGTAGCGGTATGCCTGCTCGGGCGTTTTGATTTCGCCCGCCTGACCGCGAACCGAGAACACGTTGGGGTTCTGGTAGAACGACTGCCAGCCGGGGCCGTCCATTCGCTCAGGTACGGTCTTGGCCCGCGCCAGCTCTTCGCGGACTGCGGCCGATACCGACGAACCAACAAACCGACGAACCGGACCGAGCAGGTCAAACCGTCTTGCGGAAGGCATCAAGTACCTCCTCTGCGTCAAACATAAACCATCTGCCGACCGCGCGCGCGCTTGCGGGAGTAGGTCTTGTATCGGGCAGCGTCAAGCGAATGGTCGTCGTCTTTGACGATGTTGCCGTTCGCGTCCCGGCAGTAAAGCCCGAACTCCTCGACCAGGTGCGGACACCGGCCCCGCATCACGCGGAACTTGCCGGTCTTCAGCGCAGCGGTCAGTGCTTCAATCCCCGACTCGACTGCATTATCCGCCGAATGGATGCCAATGTCAAGTCTTGGCACGCCGTCGTCGTCCATGTTCAGATGGTTCAGCTCATAGCGCAGGTCGGCCAGCCCCTGCGCGTTAGAGGGGTCGCCGTACAGATCGAAGCGCCGCTCGGTCGCGCCCGGCACGTACTTCTGGAGCATCTTCACAATGCCGATGGCCTTCTCGTGCGTCGTGGACGCGAGGGAATGATACTCCGCGAACTGGTAGTCAACTCCCGAGTCCGGGTCTTCGGCACCCATGACCACCCGGAACGGCGCAGGCGAGTAGCCCTGGTCGAGCCCGCCGGTGAACACGCGCCACTTGTACCGGCCGTGCTCGTCCTTGTCGGCCGGAATATCGAACGGCGCGCAGTGCATCACCGGGTCCGCCGTGTTCCACGCCTCGCCGTACACGAGCCCGACCATGCGCGTCGGTAGGCCGGAGTAGCGCATATCGAACAGCGCCGAGTCAAGCCTCTTGCGCGCCGCCTCGATTTCCTCGCGCGGGTAGTTCGGGTTTGCCGTGCTCGGCAGATTCAAGACCTCGATGTCCAACTCTCCCGCTTCCCAGCGCTTCCAGATTTCGCGGTAGCACCAGTTGATCGGCGCGTACCAGTAGCTCGTGAGCAGAACCTTGCCGCGTCTGACGGCAGTCCGCGCCATGAGCACGGCGTGAGCCTGGTCCGGGGTCATCGCCGCTTCGTCGCACCAGGCAGCATCGTACTGCCCGCCCTCCATACGCTTGACGCTCTCTTTGTTGTCGAATGAGCCGCAGACCGTGATTCCGCCGCCGGCAGCAGCCGGCCAGCGGAACTCGTGCGTGTTCTCGTTGTAGCGGCCCTCGTAGAATGTGCCGCTCGTGATATCGAGGAGTGAGCCGATGACATAACGCCTGAGACTACCAAGCGTCGGCGCAACCGCGAGCGTGATGGGCCGCTTGCGCCGGGAATCCTTGTCGGCCCGGAGACGTTGCGCCGCGTCGATCTGCTGGAGCAAGAGCCACACGGCCCCAGCGTAGGTCTTGCCGGCGCCCGTGCCGCAGAACCACGCCGTCCAGCGCTTCGCGTCCCTGGACTGCGAACGAAGCAAGGCCGTCGCCTGCCAGGGGTACAGGCTGATGGATTTCGGCGCGACTACCGGGTCAGCCGTTGCGCGCCTCCGGCGGTAGGAGTTCACCCACGCGCTTGAATCCGCCGGGGCCGGTGGACCGGGCACGTTCGGCACCCGGCGTTTCGTTCACCCATTCGCGCTTGCGGCTCGCCGGGTTCAGGAGCTTGCCGAAGCACGAGACGAACGACGCCAGAGTGTCACCCGGCACGCTCAGGTACTTGCCGGCCAGCCAGTCCTTCAGCATCGCGTCAATCCGGTCCGGCTTGTGCTGCTCCAGCAGACCTGAGAGTTTCAGCGCAGCTCGAGCATCAGCCGGGTGCGGGAATCGGCCCGGCTTCGGTTCCTGCGGGGAATGACTGCCGACCGCCTTCAGAAATCGGGCATAGAACCAGCCGACGTTCTTGTCGATCTTCTTCCGCTCCTCGTCCGAGTATCGGCGCTTGCGCTTGCCCGGCGCGGACGATTCCGAATCGTCGGCGCAAGGTCTCTTTCTTTTCTGTCTCTCTCTCTCTTCTGACTCTGAGTCTATCTCTGACTCTGTGGACACCGGGTGGACACCGGGTGGAGTCCTGTCGGAGTCCGGTGCAGGGTTAGGCTTGCCGGGAAACGAAGCGAATCGGATATCCGAGCCGTGGCCGTCTGACCGTAACCGCGTGTAGTAGCGGGAGATATGCAGCAGCTTGCCGTCCGCATACACGTCTAACAGACCGACCCCGACCAGCTCCTGCATTCGGTCCATCATGTCCTTCGGTGTCAAGCCGGTTGACATTCTGTGGGCGAATATATAGCCCAAGAGCAGACTCGGGTCCGCGAAGTAGTTTCCGCCGTTATCCACGACCTCCAGCAGTCGGCGGTATAGCAGTTCCGCGCCTTCGCTGACGCGGTTCAGCCGGTCGGATTGATGTAGTGTGTTCAAGACGGCCACCCAGTTCCTTGACTTCTCAGGCATTGGCTGCCTCCGCAATTAGACGCGCCCGCAATCGCTGCGAGACGACTTGACGCCCTTGGGGGAAGGACGAAAGCGGGCGCGAGTAGTTACAAATTGAGGCGGGCATAGTCGTCTCGCATAGTTGAATAATACCCGCCTGGTCTAGCGTGTCAAGAACGGCGCGGCTCAAGATCGGCCGCCCGTACTACTCGGGCCGCGAGGCGCTGCGGTTGCCGAGTCATCGGGGCGGCCTGTGGTTGGAGCGGGGCGAGCGCCAATGGGGGTTGATTCTGGACTCCAGCACGAGTCAGACTCGATGTGAGAACCGCCCGCCCCGCAATGTGTCACGCCGGGCCTGTCAACGGCAGCGCCGCGTACTTCGCGGCCATCTGCCAGACCGCGGCCACGGCCTTGTCGTAGGCGTAGGTGTAGCCCTTGACGTCTTCCGAGTAGGTCTTCGTCCCGGGTCTTGCGCCGACCCACGACAGCGCGTAGGAATCCGCCTGATACAGACTCCGCGAAGTTACGCGGTCAATCAGGAACCCGAGCGAATCTTCGACCTTGGCGAACGCCAGGAACGGCGCGCCTTCACCCGTCGCGCCTTCACGCAGCAGCGCGTAGCCGATGGGCCGCGGCTGCCACTCGATGCCCTGCCAGCCCCACGGGTACGTCAATCCCTGGCACA